TGCAACAGTACCTAAGCCCGAAACGAGTTGTGTCTCTTGAACATCGATGTTGGTGATAATTCCCCAAATATCTTCTTTGATGGAACCAACGGCTTGTCTATCATCCCAAGTGTTAATCGGTGAATAATTAGCCATTTTTGTCCTTCGTTAACGGAAATCGCCAGGACTTGGCCGCCTTCTAGTCTTCCTCTTTTAATAAATTGTGAAGTGCGTTGTTCTGAACGTTGGGGTCGGTGGTCTTTTTAATAGTGTCCATCAACTCCTTTTCGTTCTGTGACTTGTTGTCCACTTTAGAACCGCTTCCTTCTAACTGTCCACGTTTTTGTATTTCAACAGATTCCTGTGCAGCTTTCTGACCATCGAATTTAGCTTTTCCAAAAAGGTCTACAATTGCTTTGGCAGACTCACTAGGAGTCATGTACTTGCCCTCTTTAATAAGAGAGGTTTCCCTTGTTGACTCAGCAAGTTTCCGTAACTCTGGGTTGTCCTTCAGTTGAGGGAACTCAGTTTCTACTTCTGACCATCTTTGGCGTTCGCTTTCCTTAAAATCATACTCGTCACGAGTCATGTAATTCGGATTACTTGGCTCTGAACGTTGCACATTCTCCTGTTCTGGTAACTCAGGCGGGAGTTGAGGCTCAACCGCTGGCTGAACTTCTTCCTGTGTAAATTGGCGAGAGTATTGCTCCGCTTCTTTACGCCTACCTCTTTCCTTTTGTAAAGCAGACAGGGGTACCATCTTCTCGACTGGCTCAGTGTTTTCTACCTCATTCGTCTTCTCTGACGGTTGAACTTCCTCGGAAGTGTTTTCTTCAACGGGTGCTGATTCCGTCTCGGTAGTTTCTTCTACCGCTGGAGCTTGCTCCACTTTTGCAGCATTTTCTTCAGGCATATTCCTCCTAGCCACCGATATATTAGCCACCCTCGGTCAAGGGGTCGTTAATTATTAGCCTAAGAAGTCGAAAGGAGGCGACCTTCCCTTCGACATCTCAAACTACAATTTTGCCATCTTTAACTGTCATGCCTTTGGCGAGCATCTTGCCCTTACCACACTTGCACTTAACATTGGTGAACTCTGGGTACTCTTGTTCAATCTCCCAATAATGCTCGTGGTTAAAGTCGTGAACAGTTTTCATGTCCTTGTTTTTAACGAGCGAAACACTTCCAAATATGGGATTTTTGTATCTACCGTGTTCTCCCTCTAGGAACGTTGGCTCTTCCTTAATTCCCATTTGTCAATGTCCTTTCTTGCCACTTCGGCTGTTCTCATAACCTTTTTTACGATTGCCTCAACTTGTTTCAAGCCGTTCACATATCCGTAGTGCTCAAAGTAAACTTCTGCCTTCTCTTTTACTTCCTCTCTGAACCCCGGTGCTACTGACTTATCAAAAGCCCACCCAATCTCATCCTCTATGGCCTTGGCTATAATACCCCAACCCTCAGTCCCCTGCATATAGTTGACCTTTTCTGCTCTGTCTATGGCCTTCTCGGCTTTTTTCTTTTGTTCTGGCTCTTTCATAAATCCTCCTTAGTTGATTTATTCTATTCAGGTAATGGTGGTGGCATTTGTGGTTCTTGCTCTGGAAGTGGTGGCGGCATTTGAGGCTCTTGTTCTGGTAGTGGAGGCGGTAGCTGTGGTTCCTGTTCTAAACCTTGTTCCAGACCGGGTTCTTCACCTTGCCCCATCATCTGTTGTGGTGGTTCTTGTAGGTATTTGCTTGTGTTCTTCTTGTTGAATCCCTGTGCTGTGTCTTTAACGAGCTGTTCGTGGTTTAAGAATATCGGTGTGGCTGTCTGTAGGGACATCTGTTCGATTTGTAGCATCTTGTCTGTAAAGGCGGAGGTCTTAGTAATTTCCAACTCCTCGTTCTGTGGTCGCATTGAGTTCTCTTCTATTTGAACATCGAACTCTCCCTGTACCATCTCTGGGGAAATTTCTGCGTTGTCTACGCCATTCTCTCCTGTAATCTGAACCCATATTGAACGGTCTTGATACTGTTGTACTAATTGTAACCACATTGTTCCAAGCTCTTTAACACCCTCTCGGAAGAAACTTCTGTAAAGCTCAATCATGTCGTCACCAGCAGCCTGAATGGCTTGTATTCCACCCTTAGTTCCTGCTGTCTTGTCCGATGAGTCTAGCGGAGCACCTGTCTGATATGAGGAAATTGTATTCTGGTCTATGTCAGCGGCTAGGGTATCTCTGATTCCACTGTATGAACGCACAGGTGGTTGTGGAAGCATGAAAGGTTTTGGTTCCTGTGTTCCCTTATAAGTGATTTGGTTTCCTGGGGCTACCTCATATGAATCTACGACAGTAGTTTCCTCTTGAAGTATCATCGGGTTGTTGGCTAGGTTCCAAGCGTCTAGGAAATGGTTTGTTAAATCGTTGATTCCCCAAAGAAGTCTCTCGTTGGTCTCGAATAATGACTCTCCGACTAAAGACTTACTCTTAGGTTTTAGTCTGAAAGCTATGATTGGATACTTTCCGTGCCAGTAGTCTAGTAATCTCTTAGGTTTAAGGATGGTTTTTCTGTTTCCTATGACCGTGATGTAGATTTTGTCGCCTATTCGCTCATAACACTCCCACATCTCTACTGAATCTATGGTTGGGTCATCGTGTTCGCTGTCTTGGTCTGATAGTCTGTTCCTAGATAGGGAATATTGTGTGGTATCCGAGCCTGGTTTTGACGATAAATTTGAAAGGTTCTTGTAGTAACCAGGGGTGTCTTCGTTCTTCTGTTTTAGGTCTGACATCGGCTGATAGCCCTTACAGATGATGTATGGAGCCTTTTGAAGAGCATTTCCTGTGGATGGAGCAAATAACACGTCAAACACCGACAAATTAGTCGCATCTGGGTAACCTATGACTGTTTTGGTGATTCTAGTCTCTTCTGTGTCTATGTTTCCGTACTCATCAACATTTTTCTCGTGGTATGCCTTGTTTTTAGTAGTCCAAGGCACTTTTACATACCCTATACCCGCTGTAGCAGCGTCTAAGGTAGTTATTGTGAACATCTCTTTAAGTGATAGGTCTAAATTGGAGTTGTTTGAGTAGTATTTTAGAGTTTCTTCTGCGGCGATAGCCTTTAGTGCGACTTCTTCGTTCTTTTCTCCTACGGGATTGGCTAACCAACCTGGGTCACCAGCGACTATCTTAGATATTAAGTTCCAAACCTTGGAAGTCATCAAAGGTTCAAACACTCTGGAGTGCCATTCCATGTCTCCGTCATCCAAATAAGCGTACAGGAGGTCGTACCAAGCCGACACCTTCTTAAACCAGGAGTCTTGGCTGGACAATGCTTTCGAGTAACGCTCTTGCCAAAGAGTCAACATCTTTTCGTTGGTCTCTTTGTCTTTCTCCTTGCTCTTTTCTTTGGTTGTGGTTGTTTCTTTTGCCATTAAGTAACTCATTAACCATTTTTTACCACCTTGTCAATAGATGATTTACCATTTACCTAAATAATATTCATTACTGTTCATCTGTTCGACTCTGATTTGGTAAAAAATCATATACTGTTTTCTTTCTTGGGAAGTGTAACCTCCACGGTTTCTGAAAGAGTAGTCATTAACACACTCCCTTGAGCAAAAGGCATTGTTTTCTGTGTCCGCCCCACAGTTAAGACATTTGTTTTTGATTTTTTTGGTCATCCCACTCCTTATCTATAACCAATAACTCTCCCTGTCTTCTTATGATACTGGGGGGTTTTCTTCTTAGAGTTATCAACTGGTCGTCTTGCTAAATCGTTACCATACGCCAAGGCATCGCTGGTGTCATCGTGCTGTGCTGAAGGGAATCTCAACAATTCGTCTTCTAGGTCATCCATTCCCTTTTTGAAGTGAACCTTGTGGCTCTCGAATCTAGGAACTAACGCTTCTATTCGGGAAATCTTTGAGGCTCGTCCTTTAAGTTCTTCTACTTGGAAGTATTCACCACGTCTGTCCATCTCTTCCCTTAAAACCGGTGCTATGGTGTCATTAAAGGCTTTCTGTTCGATTCCTGTTCTGTCTATGTCAAACGTCCTACGATTATCAAATATCCTTTTAATTAGGTCTTTCTCTGACTCCTTGGTTCTAATAGCGTGTCTCACATACCAGTTGTTGTTCTTGTCAATCGAGACAATAACGTGGGCGGTATAGTCAGCGGTCTTGGCTAGTGAGTAGGCTCTGTCTATCATGTAAATCGTATATAACTCCTTATCCCCTAGCGTTTCGTCTGTGTAGTATCTAAAGTCTGTCTTCTTGAATTTGGCGTTCTCTGCGTCTACGGGTTCGTTAAGGTATTGGCAACTGAAAATGTAGGAACCCTGGTCTTCTTTGAGTTCTCGGAGCTTCTCTAAAGTAAACCTAGAGGGGAATATAGAAAGTTTCTTTCCGTTCTTGTCTTTCTTATAACAACTATGAATTTCTGGATTAAACTTGTTCTTCTTGCGGTCTATGTCTTTGTCGATTAAGTAACCGTATAGGTCTCCATAGTGGTAACGGGTCCCTATAGCAACCAACTTCCCGTCAGGCTCTAAGAGGGAGAGTGCCATCTTATACCAATCAATAGTCTTTTGGATTAGCTCGGCTGTGTTTATGTTGTCGGTGTCTACTAAGTCGTCTAAGAACATAACATCATAATGCTGACTTACCAACGACTGACCCACTCCAGCCACCTGGATGCTCGGTTCTTTCTTATTAACGGTTCGGGTCTTCAGAATAATTTCTGTCTCTGTCCACTTGTCGTCTTTATTAACGGTCTCACCCATAATCTCTTTTAACTTCTCATTATCTCTTAGGTGACCTTTGATTTCTCGTAAAAAGGACTTAGCGTTCTGTAAGACGGAGTTCCCTATAAAGATTCTAATGTTCGGGTCTTGAGCTAGCAAGTAGAGAGAATAACCTATTGTAATACAGGTGCTTTTGAAATGTCCTCTAGGCCATAGATGCAGTTGGCGGTCTCCACCATACTGTACAGAGTCACACATCTCACGGTGGGGTTCGGTCGCCATTTTGTCATAACCCAACACTTCGTTATTGAAATGATATAAGTCTCCCAGCTTTTCGGTCTGGTTAGTGTAAGCCGCCAAGGCATCTAATTGAGATATGTCCATAGTTATTCTTTTATATATTCATTAAGTCTTTCGCCATACTCATCTATTTCTTTTTTTGTATGACCGACACAAAAGTCTCCTGCTAAAGCAATATCACCTTTTTCAAGAATTTTCTTACCACACGTTTTACATATTTTCTGGTCTTTGTCATAGTTTGGATTTAATCTATGTAATTCTTCTAATTTGTCTAGTTGAGATATGTCCATATTATTTGTCCAATTCTTCTTTGACAATCCTTTTAAGTTGGTTTGGTAGGCTACTCCCAAGTCCGTTTATTTCGTGGTGTTCTGTTATTCTCTCGTTCTCTCCTGGCCCATACGAGATGATGTTCACAAATTTATCGTACTCGATACAGTAACCCATCTTTGTCTTTTCAATCTTTAATGTTATCTTTTTCACATTAGCTCCTTATTTAATTACTAATACTAATTAAGATTGATACTTTTGAATGCGTTCTGTCCACTCGTAAGAATCTTCAGGTAGGTCTATACCCAACTTCTTAGAAGCGTCTTCTCGTTTAATCCCATAGACACTTTCCAAAGTGTCGTACATATATTTAATCTCCATAGGATAAGAGAGTTCTTTTTTGTCTTTAATTATTCTGTACATCTTGCTTCCTTTAATAATCCCTTCATACTGGGTTTCTTTCTATAGCCTGTGTACTTCCAAGCGGGGATAAAGTATCCCTCGTCTTCTAATTGTTTAATAGGTTTCTGTTCTAACTCTTCGATTAAGTTCTTGTAAGTTTCGCTTTCGTAATAACCTTCAAAGAATTTTGGGACCTTTGTAATTCTTTTCAACGGGTTTGTCACACTTAGCTCATCGTCACACTTATTAAGAACGCTAACTTCTGGAACGCTATCTCCCAGAACGCTAACAGTCTCAACGGGCTTTTCCTTTGGAACGCTAACTCCTTCTTCCAAGAACGCTAACTTTCTACACTTGTCACTACAATACTTTGCTGTTTTTCTCTTAGCCTCAAACTCCTCTCCACACTGTAAACACTTCATAGTCGCCTCTCAAAATTACTAATAAAAAATATATTCTGTATGACTTCGTAAAAATACTTATAAAAATTTAGTCTCGGTGTAGCCTTGTAAGGTACTATATATATGTGTGTGGGGGTGGGACCCCTATGCTTTTAGTCTTTTTCTTAGCTCTGGAACTGTCATATTGTACTTCTGTGATATATATATATGTGCCTGTTTATCTAGCTTCTCTGCATCGGGGTTGATAGTAACCTTGCGGTTGTCTTGTGTTGGGGTGCTAGTCTTGTACTTAAGACTAAGCCAATTCATAGCTACCGTTGCACCCTTGCGGTAATCCTTCTGATTAACTGCCCTTGAGATGACCTTTAAGACACTTTCATCTGTTAAGCCTTCAGTTGCATTGGCTTCTGCTATGAGTTCCTGTACGCCTTTGGAACGGTTTATTTGGACTACTCTTCTGCTCGTAGTCTCGGAATACCCTGCTTTCAATGCTAGTGCCTTATCCGTACTGATGTTATCAGATACTTTGACTTTGACGTACTCTCTCTGTTTGTTTGTTGGCATAGACTTAGAGAATGCTTACGCATTCTTACTTTTAATAATAAAAACCAACGGCGTTTACTCGTTGGGTATTGGTTCAATGGTTATCTTATATGAACAGTCAATCGGCAAGTTTACAATCTCTGCTCTGGCCTTAATCTCGGCCTGAGGCATTAGCATCTTTATAGGTAGTTGATAGTTACCGTCTTTGGTGGTGGCAAGTGTACTTATTTCATCTGTTGTGAACTTTATTAACATTTATTAGCAAATGCTTACGCATTTGTACCTCTCCGATTATCTTTTGTTTTGTTTTATGTACTCCTACACTATATATATTGGTATCTAGTATGCTTTAGTATTGACAACTAGCATTATCCTTGCTATACTGTCCGTAGGACACAGAAAGTGGCAGGTGCTGGACAACTGGTTAACAATTAAACAATATCAGCAAACAACGCACCTGTCAAGCCCTTTAACAATTTAATATATCACGCTTCATATGAGAGTATTTTACAACGGCAAAAGAGTCGAAAGCGTAGACAGACGCTTCAAAGATAGAAGGGTGTTTTTAGGCAAAGACGAAAGAATTGGTGTCCCTGTTGAGTCAATGCCCAAAAGACGCCTTAGAAGTTATCGTGTGGCGTTGAGGATATCGTTTATTCAATGGATTAAGATATTAGCTATTGTTGCGGGTGTTGTTGTTTTGTATATGGATTTAGTTAATAGAAATATAATATAGAATGCTCACGCATTCTTAGAAAGAGAGGAAAAATGAAGAGAATAAAACTAGACGGGGAAAATAAAATGTTCATCATTGACGGGAAGGGGTGGGCAATCACTCAAAGAAACCTTGACGCATTAATGAGATATGCCAACTCTGAAAACGAAACCGTTCTTCGACAGCTGTCAGGTGTTGTGCTCGATTCTGGTAAGGAGGTAGAATGAGTAGAAAGAAATGGTTACCAATAAATATGAAACCATCATTTTCATATCTGAAATGTCCTAAATCAGATTGCCAAGAGCATATAAACATCAGCCCAGAGAATACGTTTGAGAACATAAAAAAGCCAGAGTTGTTTCTTTTGATTTGTCCAAAGTGTAAAACAGAGTATCAATTATTTTTAACAGAATTTAAAAGAGGAGAAAAATGAAATTAAAAGATAAATTCAAAAATCAAATAGAAGTTTTCCAAGACAAGACGGGAGCAGTTCGTTTATTGTTTGCGAACAATAGTATAAAACTTGAAGAATGGCAGGTTGATGTTTTAATCGGTAGCAATGTTTATGATATTGAAGATTTTAATGTTAAAGATTATAAAAACGCATATCAAATAACTAATAAAGAAACAAAATGATTCCTAAATTAATAATTAAAATCTGTATTATTCCACTTGTTGCCTCTTTTTGTGGGGGAGTGGCAGAGACTATGAATGATATGAGGAATAGAGATTTAGCAAATTCTGACGAATTTGTAATTGAAGAAGAACCCCCGGCGATAAAGTTCGAGGAGTTGTCATTTATCAACCCAGAGCCAGAACAAGACTTGTTTGTGAAATACTTTGGCGATGAAGCAAATACAATGAGGGCAATTTGTAAAGCAGAGAACAGAGGCGAGGACACAATGGCAATTGGAGACGGACATCTGACATTTTGGCAAGGTGGTGGAGAGTATGGAATGAGTGTCGGGCTATGCCAAATAAGAATTATGCCAACACGAGGAATAACCATAGAACAAATGCAGATACCAGAGGAAAATATAAGATATGCTAAACTGTTGAGAGATACGAAATCGGGCTTTAATCATTGGACTATGTTTAAAAATAAAGAATATCTAAAGTTTATAAATTAGGGAGCAAAATGAAAAGGTTTATTAAAGGAGTGAAAGAGAACGGAAAAGAGATAGCGATTATGAGTGTTGCGGTTATAGCAATGGCGATAGCGGTTTATGCTGTGGTTAGTATTCCCGCTAATGTAGAGAGTTATGTCCAAGACCACAAGGAGGAGTTAAGAGGCTTTACAGGTGATACGGGTGCAACAGGCGTAGCGGGAGAAGCAGGAGCAGTAGGTCAAACAGGTGCTACTGGCTCAAAAGGCGACACAGGTTCGGCAGGTCAATCTGGTAGCGATGGTAGCGATGGCGGAGATGGTTGCACTTGGTTAGGTTGGGATAATTGGGGTAACGACTTAGGATTTTATTGTGGTGACTAGGTTATCAACAGTATATTCTATTGACAAAAGAAAAGAGAGCAGATAGAATATAGACAATCGGTTGGGGATTTTTTATGAAAACACGTTTAGCTAAATATGTTTACCCCAGAGCCAATCCTCAACCGATTTCTCTGGGGTATTTTATTAGGAGAACTAATGAGAAATGGTTGGGTGAAACTTCACCGCAAAATCATAGACAACGATTTCCTGAAAAGAGATACCAACGCATTCAAGGTGTTTATAACATTGCTGTTGTTGGTAGATAGAAAAACAGGAGTTTGGGAGGGTGGCAGATTTCAGTTGGCTGAACATTGCGGTTTGAAGCCAACAACAACCTATGGTGCTTCTATGAGGCTTGTAAAAGCCAAAATGATGACACTAAGGAGTAACAACAAATATAGTACCTATATAGTATCGAATTGGGAGAGTTATCAACAGGTCGGTAACAACAACGATGACAACAAGATGACAACAAGCAGACAACAAGATGACACTCTAACAAGAAGTAAAGAAGTAAAGAATAAAGAAGAGTATGGGAAACAATGGCTTGTTTCCATACCCACCAAAGATAAAACATACTTTGAAAAGAAATACCCAAATACCCACTTAGAAGAGGAAATAGAAAGAGCAATTAATTGGTTAAATATGAATGGTAAGCGTTATAAAAATTACAAAGCTTTCCTAGAGAATTGGATGAAAAGGGCTACCGAGTTTTCAGACGAAAAACAAAAGATAGAAGTAGGAGATGTTGAAATACCAGAATATTTAAGATTACACAAACTAAACAAGGAGAACAATGTATCAAGTTTGGGCAAAAAAAATGATTAGTTCAAGAGATTGGAAAACCAAGCATGAATCATCGCCAACATATTGGATGTTAGATGAAAGAGATGGTGGAATTGTTGTTGGTTTTTTAACTGCGGACACAGAAGATGTAATTAATAAGCTTAAAAGTGGAAAGATAGAACTACAAAACAATGACGAGTTGGGGCTAACGGATGTATACAGGAGGTCTGTAAATGTCAGACCATTCCCGCTAGAGAACGAACAAGAGAAAAAGATGAGACTTAAAGAAGAGGCGTTTGAGAAGAGAAACAAAGGAAGCAAATGACTTGGGGAAAAATACAAAAAGGAGTATTCCAAAAGAAAGTTAAAAGGTCTGTACACTTCCATAGAGTGTTAAAGGCTTGGGGATTTCAAGACACTATCGTTCAACGAATAAAGAAAGACGCTGACTTTGTTGTCTTAATCGAACAAGAAGAAAAGGTCTATCTCGTTGCTCCAATATCTGTATTTGAGAAGTCAATCAAACAGAACTTCGGACACGGAGAGCAAGAGTTTATTCCAGAGAATAAGTTTGAAGTAGCAACCAATCCCGCAGGTGCTTGTGCAATTATGCAAAAACATAATACTATAAAGCCAAAACAACACAAGCTGTTCTAGTAGTATTGACAAGTAAGAACGGGTATGCTAGACTAAATATATAATAATAATAGGAGTAATGAAATGAAAAGACTAAAAATAGCCATTACAATGCACCCCGAAGTATTAAGGGTAATAGAAAAAATAGCAAAACGACAACCAAGATTAAATGTTAAGCGTTCCCAGATGATTGAAGAGATAATCTTAAGAGATAAAGAAGTCCAAAAAGAAATTAAAGTTAAAAACTTATAAGATGTGGTGGCAACATTAGGAGAAAGCCTGAAAGCCCACTTCGATAGAGGACACTTGCAAACTCCTCTATATGCAAACGCCACAAACTAAACCGAATTAAAAAGGAGATAATTATGAATGAAATAACGCCACGAGAGGTTTACGAACACAACAAAGAAATGCTTATGTTGGCTATAAACGATACCAGAAATGAGCCTGGAATATCTATAAGGGAAGTGGCAAATATGTTTAGAGATAATTGGAATAAGGAAGACGTAAAAGTATTGAAAGGAGAGCTATGAACAACACATTCAAATGCAATTACTGCGAGAAGGAATACTCACTAGATGACGCTATCTGGGGAGACGATGAGTTAGCTTACTGTGGTGATTGCAAAGACAGAATAGAAGAGAGAGCCGAGATGGCTTATGACGCTATGCGAGAAGACCAAGCTGATATGCAGAGAGAACATGAGGCGGTACAATGAAAAAAGCAAACGTTAATGTGGATATAATATTTAAAAACAGAACAAAGAAACAAATGGAACACCTGGACAAAGCAGAAATGGAGCTACTAAAGGCAGGAATGCGTTTCGATACAAACTACAACTTTCCTACCAAGACGAGAACTTGGTTTTTGGATTCGGTAAAAGGTGTAAGGGTTGTACAAAGCAATTCGCAAGAATTGCCCAAAGGAGACAAATGATTATTCATTCACTAGACAAAGTATTCAAAGACACCATACGTGAACTCAACGACAAAGAACGAGAGAAGCACGTAAGTTCGGGAAAGCTATCAGCCTCAAGACTAGGCTGGGCTTTGCAATGGCAAGTTTTACACTTAATGGGAATAGAAACTCCCGAAGTTGATGACTATGTTCTCTGCTTATTCGCCAGAGGGAAAGATGTAGAAGAGAAAGTAATCGACATTCTAAAGATGAAACTCAGAATAACTGATGTTCAAAAGGAAGTTGAATACAAGAACACAGTCGGAGTTGTCGATTTCATATTCAAAGACGAGCCCTACGAAGTTAAATCAGTCAAGAACTCTAAGTTCAAAAGAATAGAAACTCAAGGAGATGCAGACCCCCAAGTTATCCTACAAGCCTGTTTTTACGCTATGGCGATGAAAGCACCCCGATTTCATATAGTTTATGTTTCGGCAGACGATTACCGCATAGAGCACTTTGTCAAAGAGACAGCCGATTACTCAGAAAGCGTAGATAAAGTCATTAGAGAGGCATCTGAAGCCTTCCAGACGGGTATTGTGCCAGAGTTTGAACCCCGATACAAATGGCAGAAGAACGCCAAGTATGCAAGTTACCCCGATTATATAAATCTAACAAGTAAAGAGGCAACATTAAAAGCAAAGGAGAAAGATGAAAGACTATGAATACGAACCCAAAAGCAACAGCCCTTATTTAAGATTGTCGGGCAAAGGAGATAAAGTTAAAATTAGATTAGCGTCTGCCCCGATTCACTTCCAAGAGGAATACAAGGGAGAGACGAACGAACGATTTGCGTGGACAGTTATCAACCGAGAAGACGGGGAAATCAAAGGCTTTAAGGGCGGAGTAATGATTTATAGAGAAGTCAAGAAACTAGCCAATGAAGAAGATTGGGGAGACCCCACCCAATATGATTTGACTATCACAAGAACAGAGGAACAGGGCAGTTATTACACAGTGACTCCCAGCCCCAAGAAATCAGAGATAACTTCTGAAGAAAAAGATAAAATCAAAGAAGCGGACATAGACCTAGAGAAGCTATTCGGTGCTACAGACGAAGGAACAGAAACCTTTGGTAGCAAAGAAGAAGCACAGGACTCACAGGTAGACGAAGAAGAGATAGATGTAGACGAGATATTTGAATAGAAGACTTAATAAGGAGGGTAGGAAATTCGCAAGAATTTCCCTAAAATACTCCCACAACAAACAGAAGGGTAGGGGTGGAATGGTGGAGTGGCGGACTGTGAGCCGTTACATAGGAAAATTAAACAATGCCTAATTTCCAAGGTGAATTGTCTGCAAGTCAAACCTTGCCTCCACCACTCTGCCTCTACCCTCTGGGGAGAAACTAATTGATTGAATGGTGTTGGTAAGCTAGTACAGCGACCCAATGGGTAATAAGCAGGTTTTAACTTCCTGATGCCAAAAAAACACAACGAGCTGGTCGGAGAGTGACCGACATCAACAGAGTATCGCTTACCAACACCACTTAATCAACTAACAGAGATTCGCAAGAATCTCCCCTAATTAACTAGGAGGACAAGATGAAAGAGAAACTAAAAAAAGCAATACGAGAGTTCCTGATGCATTGGGAAGGCGACAAAAAAGCGTGTGATGAGGTTGATAAAATTATAGAGGAAGTATTTAGAAATGCGTAAGCATTTCCCTAATCAAGGAGATATATGAAAAAGATAACCAAACTAGACGACTATCAGCCCGTGGAGATTATGAAAGACACATTTGAATCAAGAGATATGGTCTTACGAGGAGTTGTCGAGAAAACAAACGAATTAGTTGACTTCGCTAACAGTCACCAAGAGGAACACGAAGGACTACTAGACGCTATTAAAACTGTATACGCACCAGAAACAAGGGCTGAGAGGTTTTCGTCTGGGGACGGCACTAGCCAACCAAAGAATAGTAAAGCAGATAAGGTAGCAGACATTATTCGGGACTATGCTCACGATTATAGAAGCGTGTCTTTAGATGAAGACAATTTCAGAGTAATGTTACAAGACTTCTTAAAAGAAATAGAAACACTTTAGAAATACGCAAGTATTTCCCTAAAATTAAAGGAGATATATGAAAAAGATAAAACGATTAAAACTATCAAAGAAAGCTTAT